ATGCACAGGGGGGGTGGATCTTGCGGACCCCTCCCCCCCTCCATCTTTGAATCTCCCCAAGTCTGATTCAGAACTCTTCGAAGCAATTCTCAATCAGGTTCAGGAAACTCTTTCGTAACTTTTCGAAACACACCAAGAACGTTCTCTTGAACGATCTCATCAATCGCTTTGTTCATTGCAATTCTGTAGTCTAAATCAGAAATTTCATCTGATACAACTGCAATCCTCGCAAGCATTCCTGATGTGTTGTAGCCAGCACGCAGATCCCAAGCAAGCCAGGCATCCCATTCATCAAAGGGGGAGTGGGGGTTGTCAACAGTTGTAAGCATTGCTACTTCCATCACAATCCTCCTTACTCTGTTGTCTCTGGATGTAGTGCTCTGTCCAAGGTAGACGAAGACACACCTAGTGTTGATGCAATCTCTGCCTGGGTGTAGCCCAAAGCTATCATGTCCTTGGCCCGGTTCAACTTGGCGTCGGTCATCTTGATTACTTCACGGGGGATGGCGTGTTGCTTCACCACATCCATGTCCGCCTTTGCCAAGATCTCCCGGAGCTTTGTTTCACTGATGGCCCCGGCTTGAATGGCGTCCCATTCTGAGTCGGTGATCACAACCCTACTGCGTTCTAGCCCCACCAAACGACGGGCTTCTTCAAGGGACTGATTCCTGATCTTCTTCTCAGTCTCTTCGTCCATGTTCGGATTAGCATCTTTCTTCTGCCGAACGATGTCATTAGCCCGCATTGTGGCCTTTCTTTCAAGGGGCCTGTTTCTTTGGATGAGGTCTAGTTTTGCATTGAGGGAGGCCACTTCAGATTCGTAAGTCTTTGCAGCAGCAGCATTCTTTTGGACGGGGGGGAGTTTCAAAGACTCAAGGCGGGCCTGGTTTGCCATAGCCTTAAGCTCATTAGAATGCGTAGCGTAGATGACTTCTATCTTGGTGGGAGGGGGGCCTGATGTGAGGGTGAATGCGTCATCAGTTTCGGCTAGCTTGGTGCTCTTAACCTTTACTAGTGATTCTTCACCCGTCTTCTTGTTTGTCCGAATCTTCCCCGTTTCGGTATACATCCTCTTTCCAGTGACGGGGTCAATTGGACCACCTTCTCTGGCACGTCGTTCAATCCTATCAGGAACACGTGTTTCAGATGTAGCTCTTGAAATGAGGGTAGATGCACCGCGTCTCGCACCACCTTGATACCTCTCCTTCAACGCAGAGATACCATTGTCAGTTTTTGACTGCTTGTAGTTGAGACTGTGTTTGTCAGAATCGATCACAACCATGGAATGACGAACAGCTGCAGCTATCTCTGTTTGATTTGCACCCTGAATCGTCATGTCCGTGATCAAGTTCGAAACATCGCCCATCTCACGCTGTTTGGTTTGAAGATTTGGACCCTTTGGCCCATAGATAACAGACCTGGTTGCCTCATCCCAACGCCCACCATCAATGGTTCTCATCCCATCAACTGGTGGATACGATCTCTTGGTGTCGAAGTTCTTCAAACCCTCAAGCGATGGAGTGGTTGTGATCTTTCGATGATCGTTTGGGATCACAAGAACAGTATCGCCATCAAAATCAGCGCCTGACAAACGGTTAGCAACATCGGCGTTGAACCCAACAGCATCACGAGGTTGCAGACCAAGATTTCTCCTAGCCTCAGCATGCTTGTTGTTAACCGTCAGCTCTGGGATCTCAAATGTTCCACCATGGGGGTATCTAATTACAGCTACCGTCTCCCCATTGTTGAAGTGTGGAGCATAGATCTCATTGTTGCCAAGAGTATCAACGGGAAGGATAACCTGCCAACGTTGACGTGGCAGCGAAGCCGCCTTGAGATGAACTGCTGCAGCATCAGTCTCATCGGCAAACTCTTCCAACAACTTCTTCTTGACTGTTGGATTGGTTGTTGCCATGATCTTGGCGAACTCAACCTTCCGACGTTCGAGAGTCATGTTCAACTGATTCTGAGCGAGCTTTGGATCCTGCTTTGAAAGCATTTGAGAAGATATGGACTTTGTCCACGTGACCCAGTCGCCTTCTTCTCGAACGATGTTCATTGCTGATGTAACACGCTCATTACCATCGTCATCTCTGACCATGATTTGACGCTTGAACTGTGCTCCGAACGGATTGTCTGGATCAACCTTCCCAGTCTTCGGATCTCGCATGTCCTTGAAGGCATCACTCTTGTTTCCGGTGTCCTTCTTGTTCGTGTTGAACATGAGGTCGACACCATCTGGCAAGTCGTCTTTGTAGACGGCCATACCCTTCAAGTAGTGGTGATCATCCACTTTGATCCGGACTTGGGCATAGCTCGAACCACCAAGAGAAATATCTTCTACGCCAGGTCGAACGTAGATGACGCCGTCAGCACCTGACCCACCCTGATCGCCATAAATCACACCGACACGGTCGGAAGAAATAGACAAGGGGGGATGAATTCCGAAGTGGGTGCGCCCACCATCTTCAGAGAAGGATTGCAGCGTGCCAATTCGATCTTCTCTTGCAGCTTTGGCAGCTTCTGCGAACGTGGTTCCAGGAACACACAGAACCTTGACGTTCGTCTTTTCGCCAGTCCCAGGCTGTGGAACCTTGATGGTATAGGTGACATACCCAACATCGGTCAACCTACCGATGGCTGTGTTCTTGGTTGTTTCGCTGACGCCCATGTAGTTCTCGTTGCCCGTGCCAACATCGAGATATGTCTTCGCATCAACCTCGCCTTTGAGCAACTCGGCTGTTCCAACAACCGCCTCCGCCTTGCTGTCTGCTCCTGGCTTGAGAAGGGCACGATATGACGATTCAGGAATCCCCATCTTCTCGGCACCAGCAGTGTTGCCATACCCCTTGTCCTTCAGTCTTTGAGCTTCAGCGATTTGCCCAGCTTTGAACTCGGCCTTCGCAATTCTCTTGACCTCACGAAGTTGAGTGGTAGAACCTTCGCCCTTGTGGTTGACAAGACCAAGAAGCTTTGCGAGTTCTGCTCCGTCATCGAGACCAAACTTCGCCTTGAAGTCTTCGTAGACATCAAGGAACTTTCGGCTGTTCTGATATGGGGTGTCTGGGCCATGAGCGTTGTCGCCAGATCCCCATGGATACCTACCCGAACGACGAAGGATGCCGTAGTGAGCCAGATATTCGGATTCGTCTAAGATCACCATTCCCCCCTCAGTTTGAATTCCTCGATTGCTTGGTCGAATGCCACAATCTTCTCCATGATTCGTGCGATTGTTTCAGGATATGGCTCGAACACTCGGATGTTGTCATTCTGGTAGATGCGCAACTCAATCCCGATATCATGTGGGGACATGATGTACTCGAGACAGAATAACGCTGCGTAGACCTCCAGCTGGTGTTGGGAGCCATCCAAGACTCCGGTCTTCAGGTCGTGTACTCTCAGAATATCACTACGGAAGCAGAGGGTGTCTGCATGACCATAACAATTCGGAGAGTAGTAAAGCGGTTGCTCAACAGACATGTGAAAGCCAATAGCATCATTGACATACATGTTGAGAGTACGCTCCTCGTCTGGTAATCGAATACCAAGACGGATAGCCTCATGAGCAAAGGCGTGGAGCTCAGTTCCACGGACAGCAGCGCGATGTGCAACATAGCGTGCCTCCAGCTTTTGCTCGTTGTAGTTGATCCAGTGGTAGTTGCTCGGACTCAGGAAGGCGTGCTTACCTGCCAAATCGGAATGTGTGTTGAAGTTCACTCAGCACCGCCTCTTCGATCTCGGGCCAAATATAGGCGGCGAATGACATGCTATGAAACAGATCGATGTAGTAGTCTTGGTTCGGTCTGCTCGGAGCATTGGCGCTTGTCTTCACCTCCAACATCGCCCAAAACTCACAGTACAAGATCAACAGATCTGGTACACCCTGTAAATATGCAGTGTCATTCTTCAGAACAACAGCACCAGGGAATCGTCGCTCGATTCGTTGAATCAGTTGCGCTTGGTAATCCCTCTCTCGCACATCTACTCCTCTGGTTTCTTGTCCCCCTTGCTCGCTCTACCTGCGATTAGGCCTAGTAGAGCAGCCACCATGCTGGTCAAAGTAGACCAGAGAGCGTCTGAGCCAGCAGAGATGTCAGTACTTGGATCAACGAACTTGACGATGACCAACGAGGACGCCGAAACAACGATCACGAACGCAACAACCACCGTGAAGATGATGATCATGGAGTCAGTGATCGGTCTGTCGAAGAGAAACTCCCGCCAAGTTTTCTTGTCTGAGCTATTCTTCGGCGTTTCCTCGGTCATGTCTCTCACCTCCAGCAAAAAAGTCAGGAAGAGTCGAATTGACTCTTCTTTCATTATAGGCGTTGTTAGTGCTGCGACATAGTACTGGCTCAGAGAAGCTCGTAAATATGGCCTGTAGGGAAAACGGGACGTCCACTGAGGGCTGAGTTGTAGACCAATTCCCAGAGAACGCCATGTGCCATGCCAGCCAACATAGTACTGGCATAGCGCATTCTCGTGGACTGATTCCCGATGGGAATTCGGTACTCCGGGGGTATTGGATGGCTGAACTGATTCTTGTACTTCCAGGCATACCACCGTGGCCGCCAGGCGAGGTTTTCGTAGTAGTTGTTGTTCTGATGCCCATCCATGTGGATTGGGACGTCTGAGGGCATTCTAGGGCCCTCTGCGAAGGCCTCAGCTACCAACAGAGCCACCGAACGTGTTGTAGTTGTCCCTTCTTGGATCAAAGTCACCTTCAAGACCCCAGATTGGTTGAACGACAGAGCGAGACGGCGATTCTTCCACCTCGAGTAGATCTCACCGTGATCTGACACGTCGTAACCGGGAAAATCAGGGATTGGAGCCCATCTTTCACTCATTTCAGCCTCCTTCGGCCACTTGTGGTCATTTGGACGTTTTTGATCGTCCTATATTTCTCCCTGAATACATGGGGGATAGTACTGTATGACGATACCCAGTACTATGTACCTTCCAAATAACTTAACAGTATAGGAAGAAATGTCCGTAGGATTTGGCCATTATGACCAAGGATTTACCATTCAGGGAGCTCATCCAGTACTATCCTCTCGTTAAACGACTTCTTTTCCTTCAGCGCAAGCAGAATTGACCGATCTATCTGTGCTCCACTTTGGAGGACATAATAGTACAATTTGTCGAATGGAGTGTCCAAACGATCGATTCTGCCAAGGCTCTGCATGAAATTCTTGTACGAGTACGTCAAGGAGTAGTGAACCATGGCGTCCGTAGACGTTGTCTCCCATGCCTCAGCTCCCGCAATATACTGCACAAGATAGACCCAAGAGTCCCCAAATGGGATCGGATCTTTGCGATGACCGTTCCATTCTGCCACTTCTGTCACGTCCGAAAGCTTCCTGAGAAGCTCCAACTCGTAGTTGAAGTTGTAGAATATGATCAGCTTCGGGTGGCTCTGGAGCAGCGTTCGGATCATCTCCACACGGCTGGGATCGCTGTTGACGATGCGCCTCATGACACGGAATAACTCACCGACGTCCTTGATTGGCGCGTCTTCAAATACGTTCCAACGGCTGCGTACGGCCTTGTCCCACAGAGCGTGATCGTACCCACACTCTAGGTAGTTGATGATCCGTTCCGACTCTCGAATATAGGGCATCTCGACCAACACCTCATTGCGCAAGCGCTCGAGTTTGTCAGTCGCCAGGTATCCCTTGATCAACGGGAATTTCACACGTGGCGCGTACACCACATGCTTCATCCTGAACTCGGTGATGTTCTTGTACCACCCGTTCGCTATGAAGATGGGGGCGTAATCGATCCAAGTGTCTCCGGGGGTAGCGCTAAGGAGAATCCAATGATTGCGCTTCGCAATCTTGAGGAAAAACCTGACCCAGGCTCCGTTACCAACCACACGTTGCTCGTCGAAGATGAAGAACGCACCGTCAACGTCCACGTATCGTCCAATGTTGTTCCATGAATCGACAGTAAGAGTGCCAGCAAGCGAGACATCTGGTTCGGTCCCAATTCCAAAGTGAGCAGCTTCTCTGAGCCAATCCAGACTGTCACGTTTCTTTGCAGTGGTAATGACGTAGATGTCACGTGGTGCTTCCTTCTCCATGTAGTAGCCCAAGGCAGTGAGCGATTTCCCACTACCGACTCCGCCGTACAAGACTCGCCCGTTTGCCAGCTGGGCTATTGCTTCTTTCTGGTGCTCCATTAGTTCCATTGCTCACCTCCTTAAGCAGTACTATGTGGAAAAAAGGAAAGTACTTGCGTACTCTCCCTTAGAATCAACTTTCGTCGTTCTCTTGGTTGCGACGATTCCGCCTCCGGTCAAGCAGGTTGCTGACCTTCACGTACGCCACGGTACCCCCAACATACAACACTGTCGCACCGGCAATGACGCCGAGTACAACCGCGTTGATCTTGAGCGTATCGCGCATCGTGAGGTCTTCTGCCCTCTTGTCCATGATGCTGATCTTCTCTTCCATTTTCAACTCCTTTGTAGTTCTTCCTATTAGAGCAGTTGTAGATTCTGCGAGCAAAAAATGAGGAATTGCCCCCGGAGCGTGAACCCCGGGGGAAATTCTCAGATGCTGGGGAGTTGATGACCCTCCTCCGCCGCCAATTCGCTTTGGCGTTGGAAGTAGTCAGCCACTCTCAGCAATTCTTCCCGGTCAGGAGAAGAAGGGGACAGCTTGATCGCCATGACGATCGCTGCTGCGTACGATGCGAGGGCAGGTGAGGCGAACAGATCCCGCCGCCTGATGACCACCGCGTCCTCGAGTTCGATCTTGCCGAGGTCTTCCTGCAATGCAGAAGTTGTACCAGCGGCATCGACCTTGACCCCGATGAGCTCACCGTTCTCATCCCGCCAAGGCGGAAGGGCATGCTTGCCCAAGAACTGGTAGAACTCGTCCCGCTTGAACGTGATGTACTTGTCATCACTGTCCGAGTAGGTAGCACCAATGATGATGTCCATGCTTGCCTTTCTCTATGAGATCGAAGTGCCCGGCATAGACAAGGCAGTATCTATGCTGTACTGTTTCCCTTGGGGGAAGGTTATCAGTGTAGTAGGAGGCCTCCGGGCCAGAGATATCTCCTAAGACTATACTCCTGTATAGTCGTCCGGACCAGTCTCGTCATTCCGCCCAATGACAACAGACTGACCCTGAGTAACAAGCTGCTTAGCTTGCTCCCCATCGAAGGAACCACCACCTCGATCCTCGTGGATCCAAACGCTCTTGTCCGAGCCGCCGAAGTACCCGCCTGCTACTTCCTCGTCATCGAGCGTCCAGTAAACCTCTCGGTCACCGAAGTAATGGTCCCTGCTCTCGATCCGCTTGCAGCGGGCCAAGAACTTCATTGCCTCTTCGAATGTCACGATTACTCCTTTACTGTGATCGAAGAAAATGAGAGGCTTTGTTTGTGCTGCAAATCATATGCTTCACATAGTACCGCATTGGTACGCTTTCCATCCTCTCATTATAGGCGTTGTAGATCCTGCGGCTCACCAAATCTTGATGGTGATGAGCACAGCCATGACGGCTGTTACGCAGTTTGCCAGCGTATTGAGATTGATGTTTTCCATTTCACCCCCTTACTTGAAAGAGGGCCCCCACCAACCCATGTTGATGGTCTGCCTGCAACCCTTCGTTACGGTCAAGACCTCATGAAGAATCCAGGAAGGGAACACCACGATCGTCCCCTGTGTTCGAGGAATATCGTAGTACTCCGGCCATGGAAGCACACGGAGCAGCCCTCCTGTGTAGGCAGTCGAGTCTGACAGAATCGCTACTGCTGTCAGCTTTCGGCTCTGCCCAGGTGTGGCATCCGTATGCATTCTGTAAGCGTCACCAGGCAGATATGTCTGCATGTATGCGCTTACCGAATTGAGTTGGAATTGGAAGTACTTCTCGTTTACCGCTCTTCCGAAGTGCATGATCGGAATAAGCGAGTTTGGCATCACCTCATCTGGCTCTCTGGTGGTCGCATCACAACCTGGGAATTTGTGTGGCTTGATCTCTGTCATGTCAGAGATGATTGCTTGACACTGTTCCTTGTCCAAGACAAACTCACGGTACACCGCCCAGGGCATCATGCTTGGAATCATGTGCTCTGGTGTGGCCTCGAATGCCTGTTGTAGGCGCTTCTCTGAAGGAATTACTACATCCATTGGTTCTCCTTAGTGCGATCAGGGTGGCCTGACAGGGGGGCGGTACCCTTGCAGACTGTAAGCGCATGTGCCCCACCGGCGGGAGGTGCGGACACACTACTTAGCACCCAAATCGTCAGTAGGTCAGGGTTCCGTTGCGGATCCCCTCCCCGAGCTGCACCTTGTCCTCCGAGGTGAGCGAGGTGATGGCCTCTCGGGCCTCCATCCCCTTCAACTCGAAGAACTTGGCGATCAAGACCGCGTCACTCGTCTGCTTGGTTGCGGTGTCCGTCATTACCTGTCTTTCCTTATCTGGTTGGTGGCAGGAGTTGTGGTGTCGGGACGACGGTTGTCGTCGTGGTGGGTGGGTTCTCGGGGCTGGCACATGCAGCCGTTGCTGGTGGGTATTCGACGAAGCCCACAACCGAAGGGTTGAAGAAAGCGTCGATGGTCAGACCCTCTCGAAGGATCTCGTCTGTTGGGTCTTCCTCCCAAATACCGTCCTCGTTCAAGATCCAGCCAGGCCAATCGGGTGGATTGACTGAAGCTCCAGGCCAGATGAACTGTCCTGATAGCGGTTGGTTCTCCAGAACCTGCACGACATTCCCATTGGCATCCAACAAGGTGATCGTCACGCCGTTAGTAGGCTGCGGGCGGTTCTCCACCTCGAGGGAATATGAGATGAATGGGAAGTCATTGACACAGATCGGCCCAAGGAACGTGAATGCGAATCGCTCAGGCAGAGTCGTAGTCGTGCTCTCCGGGACCGTGGTCGACGACGTCGTCGATGAGCTTGTGGAGCTGCTCGTCGTGGAGGACGTCTCCGGGACGCTGCTTGTCGTCTGCGGGACGCTCGATGAGGAAGTGGTGGATGGGGTCGTAGAGGTACTGCTTGTGCTTGTCGTGGACGACGAGGTGGTCGTCGTGGTGCTCGATGTCGTAGATGACGTTGTCGTTGTCGACGTTGTCGTTGTCGACGTGTCTTCCGGTTTGCATGCTCCCAAGTAGTCCTGTTCATGCCCCGCTCGGGGCGTTCCGTTCTCGAAGAAATGCCCTGCTGGGCCGAAGGCTGCCGGATATCCCACAGTGATGGTGTTGTAGTGGGTCGTTCCGTCAAGGCCGGCTGCGTGGCACAGTGTCACTTGCTCTTGCCCATCAGCCAACACCACTCGTGCGGCGAAGATGATGGAGATGAGAAGAACAAGGATCACCGAGATTGGTGGTACTTTCTTCATTCAGTGTTCCCTTCTGGGGTCTCGCCATCACTCTTTAGGAATTCCACCCAAGTGGTGATGTTTGGTCCGTTCTCCACGAATTGCTCCATGAAGACCTTGCGGCTGTAGCAACGAATATGGTCGCCCATCCGAGTTAGGAAGAACCCAGGGTAGACCTTGAAGATGTTGGGAACCAGATGACGATCGACAGAAATGAATGGCGTGCCATCCTCCTTCGATCTAAGCTCTCCAACGTAGTTCGCCAAGACTGTCTTGACGTACTCCGCCACTTCAGCGATGTTTTCCTCTGTCACTTCGATGGCCTCCACAACGAAAGGCCGCCGAACGAACTCGGTGAATTGCATGATTACTCCTCGTTTAGTTGAATTCGGTTGTTGTTACTCGTCGACCACGGGGGACAACTCGGCGATTGCTTTGTTACCCCACATGCATGTTTCCTCGAGGTGCGTCAGGGCAAGGCTCTTGGCCCGACCCTCTGGCAGAATGGAATCGAGAGCTCGTCCGAGCTCCATGCACTGCTGCCGCCACAGCTGATGCGCATGTGCAGCACTGTCACCGGCTGGCTTGTGGTAGCCCATCCGGTGTCGGATCTCCATCGGCCCAAATGTCGTGTAGTCACGCATTGTGTCGTATGGTCCGATCGTGTTGTCTTCCAGCTCGTCGTACTCAGCCATGAATGTGATCTCCTCGGTGATCGTGACTGTTGTTTCCTCGACAACTTCTCCTGCGAGAAATTCTCGGATGATGCGAATGGCGCATTCCACTGCGCCCTCAGACTGACTCGGCTCACCAGGCACCTCCTCCATGATGAACCGAGCCAGCTTTTCGATTTGCGTCTCTGCGGTGGAATATGGATTCGTGTCTTCGAGACTCCAATCGTACGATCGGCTTGTTGCCTCTCGAATCCCGTCATGGCGACGAGGTTCACTCATTCGCCATGTCTCCGTCTGCGACGGCGTACTTCAGCTCCAGGTCGTCCTCCTCGATGGTGACGAACATGGTCTGGAGATACGCCTTGATTCCCGTCTTCCCGTTGACCTCCCAGCTGTGGGAGCGGATGATGAGATCGACGAGTGCGATGTCGGCATAGTCGAGCACTTCCACCGTGGACTCATCCAAGATGGTGCGTGCTGTGGACGTGATCATCGTGATGCGAGGTGGGCGAATATCGAATCGCACAGCCACCTGGATGATGGGACGATCCGGATCTCCCTCCTCTCGAGCGTCCAGGAGACGGACATTCCATCCGTCCGCAACCATCTGGTCCGCCAACTCCTGTGGCAAGACCACGGAGAAATGGCGCTGTCCCGCCTGGTTGTACTTCCCCTCCTTCCCTGAGAAGTTGGGGAAGATGATCTCTGCATCTTCGATCTTGACTGTCATGACGTCTTCACGAGGCATGGCTTACCTTTCCACGAATTGTTCGTAAGAGCCGTAGTTGTTGATGGCATCGAGAGCTCGCTGCCTGAGGTGTTCGAAATATGAGTAGTCGACATTGAGGGCATTGTTGTCCTTACGGAACTGTGCAACCTCACGCTGCACCCACGAATATCCCTTCGTGCCAGCCACTGCATACTGTTTGTCGTCCTTGACTCGCCAGAGTTGACCTCCGCCGTCGAGAACTGGAACAAAGCTGCCGGTGCGTCCGACATGGACCATCATGGTTCCTCCATCCACAGGATCTGCGATCTCGAGGTACATGAGCCCAACCGTGACGCTCCTCGTCTCACAGAGATCGTCGAACTCGATCTCCTCGTGACTGAACAGCTGCTTGAAGACGTATGGATGTTGGAACTGTGAGCCAACCGCTGTCCACTTGTCGCCCTCTCGAGCAATATAGACAGCATCATTGACAAGACAGAACTTGTCGTACACACCTTCGAGCTCGAACTCATAGCCGTACTCAGCACCGAAGCCAACGACAAAGTCGATGATCTCCTGTGTCGCATGAGGGATCTTGATCGAGTCGGTCTTGATGTGAGCTACGGTGAACCCACGATCCTGAACCGCCTGTCTCAGATCGATCATGAAGAGCGCGCCTCGTTTGGCAACAATGTTGTCCTTATTACGGTTATCCCGAAACGAGTTCTCAAATCGAGCGCTAGTGAGTCCATAGACGATGTTGATGACGATCTTGAGTGCGTACGATAGAGCCGCAACACTTTCAGACCGGTCTTCAGCGTCAACCAGATGCTTGGCGAGTCGACCGCCAAGGAGACTACGGGCGTTCTCGTAGTCCTTGCGCTTAATTGCCAAGCGCGCTTCTTTGAGGGCTGAGAAGTTGGCTGTGTAATCTCCGAAGAGATTAAGCCGTTCGATACTCGTCGGATGCATACTCGCCACATCCAGAACGGTAACTTCCTCGTATATGCCTGGTTCGGCATACACATAACCCCCCTCACCGACGATTTCTCCATGGTACGTGCTTTCCTTTCCATCAAATTGGTACCCTGGGAATTGCTGTGTGAGATCCGTGTAGATGAACTTGGCCTGTGGGTGCTTGTCATCTCCAAATATGATCCGAGCTGTGTGCTGCTGCGTCGTGTGATTGACCGTGAGGCCCGAAATATCCGCAAGGATCTCTCGTGCCACGAAGTCTTGACGACGTGATTCGAACACTGCTTCCGTCGAGAGCACATCGTTGCTGCAATACTCGATGACCTGAGGCCACTTCTCTACTGGGACCGGTTGGTCCCAAGCCAAGTCGAGCTCCATGTGATGGATGCCCAACTCGATCTGGAACTTCTTGAGTCCTTGCTTCTTCGAACTGAAGTCGAAAATATCCGTGTAGGACAGATTGTACGCTTCACCGAAGAGTGCACTTGACTTGTCTGCGATCAAGTCCTGACTGAGCTGGTACAAGCGAGCGTTGTCGTAGCCCAAATACCGACCATAGAGAATATGGTTGTCGTAGCGACGGTTGTTGAACCCGATCAACTTGAGATTGAAGAGAGGCTCAATCTCCTGTGCCGACGGATTCACCATCTTCGCAACTGGTCCACCCTCTGGTTTCCAACACACCACGAAGAGGTTTGGGTAAACCTCCACATCGAAGAACACCAACGGACTGCCGTCTTCGGTTGACGGCGCAGGCATGTCGTTCTTACCGACGAATTTCATCGTCTGCACGATCTTGATGCAGTCCATGGAATGGTGCGAACTCTTGGCTGCAAACGCCAGAATCTTCGGGCGCATGTCCAAGATGTTGTAGCTCAGACCTGAGTCGTAAGCCTCTTCGAGAATATGGTGGATGAAGTCCACGGATGGCTTGGTACCTGGATGGATCTCCTTACGGAGGTTCCTCTCAATGAGTTCACGAAGAGCCTTCTCACTCTTCATGCTCTTTTCTTCGATCACTTTGCGCTCCTTCTTCGGAAGCCCAGAACTGATCTCGGCGATGTCGAGATCGTTGCATTTCGTGAGCTTTCTACGAAGCGACTGATCACCAAGGAGAGTCTTCACCTCAATGCCTACGTCGTAGACGCTTGCCAGCTCATGGACATCCCCAGTGTAAATATAGTGTAGGTGTACACCGAATCCACTCTGGGAGAGTTCTGTGTATGTCGGAGGCCACTTGGCTGCCTCCGCCAGGTTCTGCTCGAGGTCCTTTTCCCCGTTCTCGTCGACCAAGTCGAAGTCGATCACAATATGGTTCTCAGGAACCTTGACCCAGTGAAGCTGTGTGGTGTCAAGATCTTCAAGAACCGTTGTGCATTGAGCCCACCTGTATCCAGGGAACCCACTGTCCTTTGCGTACTGAGCCGGTGCACTGGCGTAGCCACCGTTGAAGACGGACTCGCCTTCGAAGTCATGCAGCTCGATGGAATATGGCGGAAGATGGACCAGTTGTGGCTTCATCTTGAACACGTCCTTGTATCCACTGAACCAATTCCGGTGACGCTCACCTTCGATGGTTGCTCGTTCCTCGACATGGTCGAAGTAGTTCTCGAGCTCAGCACGGAATTTGTACATGGGCCAGCGACTGACGCCGGACTCCTCGCAGTACTGCTTGTACATCTCCCATGCCTGCTTCAACGACACACCGTCCTGAGACCTGAACACGTCGTGACAAGACTCAACGTAGTTGAAGAAGAAGTCAGTCTGGTACTGCATCTTCGTCGGTGCGTAGTCGCTGTAGTAGTTGGCTCCCAACGTCTCGTAAACCTCGAGACAGTGATGCGCAATACCACCAAGCTCGAACCCGATCTTCGTGATCAAGTCGTGGTACCGACCATTCTCGATCAAACTGCCTGACGGACTCACGTCAATCAAGCGTCGAATCACACCAGCTTTCGCATTGCGGATCTTGACAGGCTCGTTCGTTCCGATGAAGAGGAAAGCCTTAGGCACGATCGCCACAGGCTTGATGTACTTCTCGTTGATCGAGATCTCTTCGTGCGCCGTAATCGTATTGAGAAGCGTGTTGTCCTCGATACGAGACATGTCACCATCGTGCTGGATTGCCACGAGTGGATTGTGCTTGAACGGTGCTGTGGCGAACGTGTTGTTCAGCCCTGTCAGATCCTTGGCATTGAATATGGTCGTGTAGCCCTCGAACAGATCCTCAATGATGTTGAGGACAGTCGACTTGCCACTACCTGGCGGACCGTAGAAGACGAGGAACTTCTGAATGTTGACCGAATCACCAGAGACAACTGCTCCGATGGCCCATTCGATCTTCTGTCGTTCCTCTTCCACGTAGAGAGTCCCTACCAACTCCTCCCAAGCCTCGTAGCCACTTGGCTCGAGAGAATATGGCAGCCGACGAGTGGCGTAGTCTGTCTTCTTCGTCTCTGTGTTTTGGAATACCAGCTTTCCATCAAGATCCCGCCTGTTCTCAGGAAGGCTCTCGATGAATCGCTGGATCCCAACCCACATCTTGGAGTCCCAGTTACGGAGGTACTTGACCCACGTCGGTGCTCCCGTCTTCTCCTGGTACTCTCGATTGAATCGACGAAGATCTTCGTCGATCAAACGCTGTAGGTCGTACTCATCCCTCGACCACAATCCTGTCGCTTCATCCCAGACCGCCTGGAATGAACCATGGTTGACCAAGACATCAGTGATTCGTCTGTCGATGACCCACTCAGGATATATGACGTGGGTTCCGTCTTTCTCACGAGTGACTCGAATGTCGTAGAAATCCAACGGAACCTCCCTTCTAGCCTGTTTGTTCTTGGTCTTCCAAATATGCGAAGAACTGATACCAGATCTGCATCGCTCGTAGGTCGTACTTGTGCGTGGTCAAAGGGAACAAACCTCCGTTGCCGAGTTCGTCGTATTCTCTCCAAACGAATTTGTAGAGAATATCATCAACCTCGTCTAGGTTGAATCGTGCGTCGTTGTGCTCGGCTAGATGCAAGTTCCCCAAGAACTCCCAAAACCAGACACTGATGGATCGTCTTACTTGAAAGTCCGCCCGACGAGCAAAAGCGATAAGCACCTCGAATACAGAGCATCCGAAGTGTCGCCATTCCTCATCGGGTTCGAACCCTGACTCAAGCAAGAACTCATCTCTGAGATCTAGTCCGTCTGCTGCTCTGCTGTCATCGCCAACAACCAACCATACGAATTCTGTCTCATACAATCGTCGGAACAACTTCCAGTAAGTAGTAGACGGACTATGGACCTCAAGATATAGGACTTTTGCGCAGAGCCAGTTGAAGTAGATGTGTTCAAGAGGCTCTTCCATGAGTCACTCCTGTCGGAACTTCCGAGGAGAGTTCTCATGCTTGACGTCTTGACGTCGAGCCCTTTCTTCCACCTGCCCGCCCAGGACCTCCACCTCGTACGAACCAGGATCCCTCAAGACCTCGTACTCAGTCTGCAGTCGCTCGTTGCGAATATAGCAGACATTCGGGTCCTTGGATCCGTGTCCGAACTTGAGTTCACCTACGACTGAAATCCAGTCATAGATCGGAACGTCGTGTGAGTCAGTCAGGATCTGGTCTCCCTCATACCACGTCAGCGTGGATTGACTCTCCCACTCGTTCTCATCTGCCATGTACTCGTCTATGTGAATCACATAAACAGATTGACGACGACGTTCGTTGAGCTCGATGGCGTAGTCCCACTCGTCTCCGGCTTGATCGAAGACGTTCTTGGTGACGACGACTGGTTCGTCCTCTTCGTCTGGCTCCGGCTCCACCCGCTCGGGTGCATGAGCTTCGCCATTTGCAGAGACGTTGAGTCCTTTGACGCTCTCGAGGAATCGTTGTCCATGTTCTCTCAGCTCTCTTGACACAAGAGCAGCTTGCTGGATCTGCAAGTTGAACTCCTTGTCCTTCTCGGCCCGCTCGAAGTCGAGTTCGAGCTGGACTTGTTTGATGTCCTCCACTTCGGTCTCAGCGGCTTGGACCTTCTTCCTCGAGAGGAAATATCCGATGCCGATGCCGAGACCAACGCCCAAAAGGCCGGAGCCAATGGAGGCAGTCCACCGGCTCCGACCGATCTTGATGAGTTGGTCGTTCATTCCACCTCCTCAGAGCTTATTGATGATGACTCCGTCGACGTTGAAGTCGAGCAGAATCACCGGTTCGATTCCGTTGATGAACTGGATGGACTGTGGATCGAAGATCCCGAAGTCCACGTAGTTGTCGCCCTCACCCCCGAGGTACCAGCCGACCGCCTGGCCGGCAGATGTCTCCGGAATATCGAGCGCTTGGTAGACCTCGTTCAGGAACACGAAGCCTTTGGCTTGCAGCTTCTGGTTGAAATATGTCTGCTGAACCTGGAGGAAGATCCGGTTCATCTCGACATCCTTCTTCCAGTTCGCTGAACTGGCGTCGAAGAACTTTGCGTACGGAGACCACTTCGACGGATCAGCGGTCTTGACCATGATGGCCCGACCTTTCTCATCCGTGTCCGGAGTCTTCTTGACTCCGTAGTAGATCTCCCGTTCCTCGTCCACACCGACCGAAGCCCGAACCCTCTCTCGGTACTCCATGAAGGCGATGTGCAGGGCAGAATATGCTGCCGTCAGCGCATTGTTGCGCTTGGTCAGCTGGACGTGTCCTCCGGCGAGGCAGGCGACTGAGACTGCCCCAACTGTGAGAGCTGGTGCATACACTTTTGCAAGGCGACCAGCGCTTCTGATGTAGGTATGAGCAACGTCACTACGAGTGACTTTGCCTTCCTGCTCCTCGTCACCAGCCTTGACCTCCTCGATGTCGTGCTGAATCTCGTCCAGCACCTTCTGAGCCTTGAGCGTTGCACGGCAGGCCAGCACCGTGCTCACACCGATGCCGACGATGCCTACACCGAACAGAATATGCGGGCTATTCTGCTTGACGGACAACTGCGTACGACCAGCGAACCTGGTCAAGCTTTGCTTGATTGACATCAGACCTCCTCGGTCGACGGGAGATCGAGCAGGTATCCGTCACGGACCTGCCTCACCTCTGCTTGGTTCAAATATGTCCAGCCCCACTTGTTCTCGATCGGGCTGACTGGCAGACCCATCAGCTGATGGAGATCTGCAATGGACGCGACTCCGTACTTGTCGATGATGTCGACAAGACGCTCGAGGACAGTATCTGCCTCCGCCCTTGACGCCAGGACGTAGTCGTTGGTCTCACGACGTACCTGACGCATCGGACGCTGGTCCGGTAAGAACCCCGGGCGATACCGTGGGTCACGAGCCGATTGCGGTCCGGAATATTGCCAAGCACCTCTGTAGTCGGTGTGATGTGATGGGCGCCGTGAACGAGTGGCCTCGCCATAGACGAGTCGCTCGAGCCCCCGGCTCCCGCTGTCGAAGAGCATGTTGCGCAGACCTGGCAGAAGCACGTCCGCAGCCACGAACTTCAGTGACGACTTGAACTCGCCTCCGAAGAATATTGACTTGAACTTGGTTCCGAAGGAACGCTCCCGCTTGATCACCTCTCCAGTGACAACGGGCTCGATCTCCTTCTTCTTCTCTTCTGCGTCCGCAGCCTCTTTGGCTCGCTTGCTGTTTCCTTGGTAATCCATCTCGGGCATTTCAGGCTCCTTGCACCGGTGGCGGCAGTTGAGCAGCGTCCATACGCTTGATCTCTTCCTGCATGTCTTTGGGCAAGATGCCCTGGATGAACGTGGCTGCTGCTGTGTCGCTCGTTGCGAGCTCGATGAAGAGCTCGTCGAATGCAGCCGTCTGTGAGAACTCCTCACGCAGAGCGTCGCTCTTGATGAATCGCTTCCCGTCCTCAGACCTTTGGCCATAGGACAGCAGAATGATCCGCTTGAATTCAGCGACGAGCGCTGCGTTGTCTTGCGTCTTGACGATGTCCCTGATGAACTCGTCCAGTCCGCCCTTCTTTCCGACCTCCAACTCCACGACCTCTGCACGTGTGAGGTTGAAGTGGAAGGTTTCGGTGTGCTCCACACCGTCAAAGTCGGTGTACTTGATCGGTCGAATTAGCATGTGATTATCCCTTGGTGTTGGTTGTGTGGAAAAAGAGAAAAGAAGATAGTGCTTGTGACACTATCTCCTTTGGATCAACTCTCTGATCCGCGATTGGTGCGAAAGTTCCTGATCGCCCCCAGCCCACGGAGGTAGCCTTGCTCAGCACCCTTGCTCGCCACCATGCCTGCTAGTGCGCAGACGATGGTGATGGCAACTGTGTGACCAATGACCGCTCCCTTTGACTGGTTTGCGAACATTTCGTTCCTGTCCATTTCACTCTCCTTTGTAGTTCTTCCTATTATAGGAGTTGTGATTCTTGCGGCTTACCTCGTCAAACCCTCGTAGAGGATCTTGTAGTAGTTGTACGAAAATGCCAGGCATGGACGTCCGTCTGGCGTGATAACTGGCGTGAACTCCAATTCCAGCATCTTGTCTGAAGTCCATCCAACATCCGCCGAAGATGACGTTGGATCCAGACCGACAAGGTAGTAAAGGTCGTCCATCGTGCAGCTATCTCGTTGAATGAGCTGTGCATTGATGTCATTCACGGACTTCCGGAGAGTCTCCATATCGCTCGTAAAGTAGCGCCCTGTGTAGAGCTCGCAACACAGTACGTTCCCCGGGCCGGATATCAGCATAGGCGGATTGGCAGCAATTTGCTTCTCGGCAAGCTTCGCCCTGAGCGCCTCCTCCTTCTTCTCGCCGATCTCCTCGATCACTGCGTCCTTGTATTCGGAATATGCACGCTCTGTCAGAACAAACGCCGCCTGTGCGGCAGCGGCACGGTTGTGCCCGATACGTGCTGTCCCGATAACGCAACCTGAGGTCAAGACTCCGGCTACAACTGGCGGAATATAGCACTTCCATACCAGCTTTGCGTGACGCTTGCGCCTGTCTTTTGGGAACTCCGCCGGTCCTCCTGGATGCCGGTTGTAGTCCGCCATTCTGATGATCTTGTCAGCCTTGAGTGCCGCCCGTGCTGACAAATATGCAGTCGCAGCCACACCGATGATCGCACCACCGGTGCAGATGGCTGGAGACTGTCGACGAACGCTTCTGATGACTGATTCGAAGTTCACCTGTTGCGCATCTCCCTGACGAATACCCAGATGAGCCAGAGACCGCACGTGAACAGCGTCATGAAGCAGTCTCCGAGAAAATGGAAGAAGCCGTAGTGCCTACGGCCATAGCAGTCACGCATCTGCCTTCACCTTCCACACGAACAGACCCGCCAGCGCAGCGATCAGGACGATCGCCAGTGTGATGACCTTCTTCATTGTGTTCTCCTTTTGGTTTGTTGGTTGAAGAAGAGAAAATGAGAGAGTATTTGTAGAGCCCCCATTTCTGTTAAGACTCTACGCCGAACCCCATTTCTGTTAAGTTCGAATACTCTCTCATTACAGGAGTTGTAGATCCTGCGAGAAAATGAGAGAGCAGTTGTCGGGCCCCTTTAAGACCCGACCCAGGACCCAATAAGTCCTGACTGCTCTCTCGAGAGGCTGTTCATCTGCATCTACTAAGCTTTCGCTGTTCTGCTGCACCTACTGATCCCTCTCATTACAGGAGTTGTCAATCCTGCGAACGCAGATCAAACCCTCCGCCGTTGTTCGGTCCAAGATCGAGCAATCTACGATCACCAAGGCTTGGCGTATTCAATCCACGAAGGTTGTTGATGATTGTTGGTCTTGTCACGCCCAGAGCATCTGCAGCTTTCTGGATGCTTCTCCAATTATCGCCTGTCGCCGGGTCATAGATGATGTTCCCAGGATGACCAGCTTGTGCTAGCTGCGTGATGATCGTCGTCGAATTGTCCACCGACTTGTAGTTGAGCTTCCACGGGCGAGCAACTTGCTTGTTCGACGGATCGTCGAGGAACGCCTGTCGCACAAGCAGTGTTCCTACGATCGACACACCAGCGATGATGTACCGATCCTTGTTGCGTGAAATATGACCCGTTGTCATCTTCACGGCTTCGTTCTCCTTCACGGTTCTCTTGAACTCGTGCCATCTGTCTCTCATGGTCATTTGGTTTCTCCTTTTGATTGTGTTGACCGGGAAAGAAAAATGAGAAGCGTGGGCTCACGATCCAACGTAAATCGTGATTAGCTAGCTTTTTGCTAGCGCCGGGTGGGTAGGTCTCTTCGCCTACACTTACGTGTCTCACCCCTTCTCATTATAGGAGTTGTCAATCCTGCGAGATGATTCGGACGAAGTCCATGTCCTCGGCGATCCTCTCCTTGAGCTCCTCGCTGGTGAGCTCTCTGTTTGCGATCTTCTCTATGTACTCGCCCACAAGGTTGACCACGATTGGCTGCGCGCCTCGAACCTTCTTCACTACCTGCTTGTGTTGGTACTTCGCTCCGAGCACAAAGCCTGTGGCAAATATGATCATGCCACCTCCTGCTACTAACGCCGCCGTTCCCATCGTTCCTGATCCTTCCTTCTCTTGTTTTCCATTCTGATCTTGAACACTTCCCACGTGACGTCGATGATCAGGACGCCGGCAAGGACGACAACGAGGAATTCCATTGCATCTGCGCTCATGCGCCCTCCTGGAGAAAAAAAGGAAGTACTTTCGTACCTCCTCTTCTGGAGTCAGTTATTGACTCGGTAGTTAACCTGCTTGGCGTATGCCCGGCGTCCCTGGGCCGCGCTCAGTGCGTCGATCAGCTTGGCTGCAGCTACTACTGCAACGGCTGTCACCGCAATGACCTCGACCGGGTTCTGCTCGAACTTCCGCTTGAGCTGGTTCCATCCCTTTTTCATTTCGTTTACCTCCTATTATAGTCGTTGTAATTCTTGCGAGAAAAAACCTAAGCACTTGCGTACTTAGGCTCAGGTTCACTTTTCGTTCTTGTTCTTCCGAAAGCCCACCTTGACTGTGACCACCCGCTTCACAGCGAGGACCGCAACGGTGACTGCAACTCCGGCAATGACGCCCTTGTTCCACCCATCCTTGTAGCCCAGCGCGTATGACGCGAGCAGGTTTGTCTGGTTCGTTTCCATTTGAATTTCTCCTTTGTAGTTCTTCCTATTATAGGAGTTGTAATTCCTGCGAAAAAAGAAAGAGCCTCAGTTGAGGCTCAATCTCTCACGACACTAAAACATGTCGCCGACCACATCGTCGTCGTACCATTCCTTAAAATCCTCTAGTGATATCGGATTTGGTTCATCGACCGGTATAGCCTCGTTATGCCACGCTACGTAATCTTCATACCGCTGCTCTAGATATTGATCTAACCACTCTTCATCTTGAGCGACTAGTTCATCTATCCAAGCAGTGTGATCCTCTGCGTCTCTAATTCTTTGCACATACCTGTGATTTACAACCAATCCCGCTATAACTCCCTGAGTTATTGCTGATACAATTGCGACGGTGTACCTTACGGCGTTCCGCTTTAAATGTTGCTTGATTTTGCTTACTTTTCCTTCAGCTCTTTCCTTTTCATTCTCGTTCATTTCACTCTCCTTTGTTGTGAACGATCTCTCATTACAGAGGTTGTAGATCATGCGAAAAAACCTCAGTACTTGCTATGTACTGAGGCCTTTGATCAGATGTTCTGATTCAGTGTGCTCGTTATCCGAAGACGTAGCTTCTTGTCTCCAAGCACAGTATTCGGGTCTTTGAGCAACTGTTGCAGTTGCTGCGGTGACAGACGCACTGTACCGTCAAACTTTCTCAGTTTCATTCCGATAAACGCGCCTGCGAACGCAGCAGCACTGCCCGCTGCTATAAGCATCGAATCTCTGTACTCTTCCTTGAATTCGTCCCAGGTCACTTGCCCTCCTTTCGTAATCTTCTCATTACAGGAGCTGTTGATCATGCGGAAAAACCTCAGTACTTGTTAGGTACTGAGGCTTCCTTTCAGTTCTCTTCGACGATTCTGTAGAACTCCAGGTCCACCAGGAACTGATCGGTGTTCTTGATGACCTTCTTGATCTCTGCGATACGAGCCTTCCTCGCCTTCCGGTATCTCCGGTAGCGGTTCAGCTCTCGCACAGTCATGACGGTCGCAAGACCACTGATCGTTCCGATCAGGACCTTCTTCTGTTCATCTCTCATCTGATTACCTCCTATCTAAGGGGCTGTCAAATATGCGAATTGCTCTCCAGAATCTTCCCCCCGGGGATTTTTTGGCCTTGAAAATGGCGATTCCTTCGGAAAGGCCCCTATTTGCCCTCAGGAGCGACGAAAGGAAATCTGCGCACCTTTGATACCCCCCACACCCTTTTCGTGGCTTAGAACGCAACACAGAGGGGTGTTTCTTACGAAAGAGGCAAAAAATGTCAGCAATTGTCGAGAAAAACAGAAAGGCCGTGCTGAATTCTCTTCAACACGACCTCTCCGCCTTGTTTCAACCTTTGGGGTTGAATCCGTCTTCTGTTACCTCGTTTTGAGGAACATCTGGCGTGCGTTCGACGTCACGACATGCTTCTGTTCGTACGCGACCATGATGAGGATTCCCATCAAGTTCCCAGCTACTATCGCCAGTGTGTCGTTACTGATCGGTTTGTTGGCCTTCTCAGCCTTCATCCGTGTCAGTCTCTCCAACTGGTCTAGTAGTTTATCGAACTCTGGGTCCTCCACACCATAGGTGCGCATACCTTCCAGAACTTTGTCGATCGGTTCGTCGTACACCGATGTTCGCTTCCTTCTTGGCAGCTTCAACGTGACTCTCCTTTCTTGTTTCTCCTATTATAGGAGTTGTTGAATATGCGGAAAGTCAGTCAGCACGTGTTTGAACGACACGGAACGTGATCCTGGCCTTGTCAGCTAAGACTTCCGGGTCCTTCTCGAGAACGAGGGCGAAATCGCTCGCACCGCCCCCATCCTGCTTCACGACGAATTGCCCGTCGAGTCCAGCGTCGGATTCCTCGTATCGCTTCCTGCTGACCTCAACCGTGCCTCCGAGCACAGTTGATAGGATAGCAATCGACCCCAACACCTGTTCCACTGCAGGGAAGCCCCAGATCGCCGATAAGCCGAAATATAGCGATCCGAGCAACGGCAGAACGACGAGAACGGTCTTCTTGACCGTATCGTACGCATCATTCGTCAGAATTGGTTTCTGTGTGTCTGCCATTTCAGCTCCCAAGGATTTCGAGTGTTGGATGTGAGCTTTCTCCCGTTTCGTCGACAATCTCGACATACTCCACGACGCGCATCGTTGAAATCGGTCCGTAACTGCTGTCAACGGACACAATATCGCCCATGTTGTAATCACGGCGATACGAGTAGGTTGGTGTACGCGAAATATCGGTACGAGAGAGCTGTAGGCGCTTTTGCGCTTGTAGGGCCTGATTACCTCGAGTGGTCATAGCCGTACGTACGCTCGTCAACGTTGCTCCAGTCGGAATAACGTCGTATACGCCATCGATGTCACTGCCGTCGACCAGCATGACACGTCGATCCAGTCCTGTCTCCGGTCCATGCACCATTTGCTCGACATAGCGTCCTGAGACGAGAGCCGAGGTCTTGAGCTTCTTGATGGACCAGAGATAGTCCGCTGAATCGATGTCTCCGTTCTTGGTGGAGAAGACCACTTGACTACGACGATCGTCCCCATCGTGGATGAGAAGCGTCGCATTGGCTCCTGGTTGTGGCAGGCCGGCAACGTTGTGCGGACGGATCCCCCTCAACCCAAGGTCATTGACCTCGAGAATATCGACGAGCTCCTTCATCACATTGTTGCGCTTGACCGTTCTCGCCTCACTGACGCCAGTACCAGACACATCGTTTGCTCCAACCAAAGACGGAATACCGTCACCAGCATTGATGACAGTGCCCACCCGTATGTGGTCGTTGATGAGCGTCGTACCTTGAATCCACGTGTAGTTGGCTGGCAAGGTGTAGAGCGACACACTGATGCTGGCAGGCGGAGAGGCCCAGTTGTTGTTCTGTCCGACAATTCGACTCTCGAGAAGCGTCTGCAGGCTTCGACCAGTGATGGTCAAGAGAGGATCTGAGTCCACATCCTCGGCAATCTGATGATTCTCCACCACCATGACTTCGAGAGTCTTGTGATGGGAAATAAGAGTGCCGAGTGGAAGGAAGTCACGCAATCCTGAGCTCAGTTTGGCTTTGATCTCGAATTCGCCAGGATCCCTGTACCTCTCTGTCCAAGAAGCGCTGTCCCATTCGTCGATTGACTCTCCGCTGGTGAACGTACTGGAGTTGTTGAAACGGAACAGATCCATTACACCCCCCAGTACGCTACATCGAAGCGGAGTTCCTCCCACGTCATGGCCGCAAGGTTCACGAAGTGGAACTCGTTGAACCCCGGAAACACGAGCGGCTGAACAGAAGTCGGGTCGATTCGATCGAGTAGATGCGTTGTCGCACCACTACGAACCATGTACAAATATCGGTTCGTGAACTCGCTCGAGAAGTAGATCACGTCATTCGCCTGGAATGGCGAGGCTGGCGTGACCTTGAAGTCCCATGTTGGATTCGTCGCTTTGTCCTGGATCGTGAAGCTCGGAATCGTGCTCGTGATCTTGAACCGCATGGTGAATCCATGAGGAGCCGTGGAAATGCTGTCTGCGACGACAATCGGGTTCACGGTTGGCAGATCGTCCACGGTCATGACAACCGGGTTGATGCCTCGGAACATCGGGTCGTTGCATCGGATGGTGATCTGAAGTTCAGGCGTCTTCGAGAAATATGGCACCTCGAACTTGATCATGTGGCCTTCGATCTTGGCGACCGTGGCTGCACCAGAGATGAATTGGAGCGTGAGTTTCCCCGATCTCGTTGCAGAGATCACTCGGTACAAGTTGTCCCGAATATAGGAGATGGACTCATTCAGGTTGAACCGAGGGTTCAAGACAATTCGAATGATGATGTCTCGAGCCTTCAGTCTGAAGTCGTAGAACCGATCCGACCCATCCTTGCTGAAGCCATAGAATCGAGGAGTGATCTCCTCAGCGTCCAGGCCGACGATCGTCCGCACCATGTACGGCGATTGGGAAGACACATTCCTGAGATCGAAGCTGATTGCCTCTGACTCGTTGGAATATAGACTGACACTTGTCACTCTCATGGGATTGCCAGCTCCTCCTTCGCCATCGTGATCTGGTTACGGGTCTGCTTGTAAATATCACCCGTTGACAGCTGTGTTGGGGCGTTGATCGTCTGATTGAACACGACATCGCCACCAGGGGTGGTTCCTGCCGCTGCGGTTTCGTCCTCAACCGGAGTCGACGTCCTGGCGATCGTCTGCGCCTGAATATACGCAGGATTGAATGGGATGCTCGCCGGTGGCATCATTGTGCCAATCAGCGCTGCATCCTTTCGCACCTGTGTAAGGTCAAGTACAGGAGTGATCGTCGGGTTGATCGCCTCAATATCACCGACCATGTTGTTGAAATCTTTGAGCTTCGACTTCACGCTGTCAGTGAGGGTTGAGAACTGCTTGTCCATCGCCTTTTCTGGGTTGTTGTTCTCCTCAACTCCTACGGCCATACCTTGCATCATCAGGTCGCCAATCTCCATGAAGAGCTTGGATGGTGATCCAATCCCCAAGAAGCTACCGATCGAGCCGACAGCAGACCTGAGTCCACCGACAATGCTCGAGCCGATGTTTGCGACCTTCCCAGCGAGTCCGAACGTCATACCATCGAGAATCGCCCCGACAAGACGTCCACCAGCAGCACGAAGCTCGCCGGAGTGCGTCTCGACAGAGGAAGCCAAAGAGTCGACGAACGTGACAACCGTCTCCATCGCAGCGTCCGCAATATCGCCAGCAGCTTCGCCAATGCCGGTGATCAGGTCAATGATCACATCAGTACCAGCTTGGATGATGTCGCTTGCCTGATTGCCAACTTCAGTGATGAATGTCGTGATCAACGTCCCCACAGCCGTGACAACCTTCGACAGGTTGGTTGTCATGCCCTCGAGGAAGTCAACCAAAGCATCCGTACCGGCTCTGGCAATCTTCGTTGCGTTGTTACCGACAGCTGTGACGAATTTGGCGATCATATCGCCAACGGCGTTCACAACCTTAATGAGGTTGTCTGTGATACCGCTGAGGAACTTGATCAACGCGTTCACACCAGCTGTGACGATCTGTGTGTGCATTCCAACAATGGTGTTCAACAACGTCGTGATCACGGTGACAACGGCTGTCGCCACCTTGGCCAAGTTGTTGGTGAGACCACTGAGGAACTTGATCAACAGATTCACTGCTGAATCGATGATCAGTGACAGATTTGCAGCGATGGTGTTGATGAACGTCACAATCAGGTTGACAATCGCACCAATATACAAAGGCATAGCCGCAGCGATGCCGTTGATGAAGTTGGTGATGATCTCAACGCCGACTGTTACGATCTGTGCGATGTTGTCCCGAATACCTGTCAGCAGTGCAAGAATCAGCTCCATGCCAAGCGTGACAAGCTGCGGAATAAGCGTACGGATCGTCTCGATGATCATCGTGAACACAGCGATCAGTGCCTCTTGGATCTTCGGCATGACCTCGATGATGAGTTGCAGCAGCTCCAGGAGGAGCAGCTTGAGTGCTTCGACAAGGATCGGTAGCCCCTCGATGAATACGGTGACCATCTCGAGCATCCCAACAGCCAACTGTGACATCAGCATCGGGATTCTCAGGATGAGTTGATCCGCAATATCGAGTAGAGCTTGAATCGCTGCCGTACCAGTTCGTGCAAGGATCTCCAGCGCTTTAGCGATCGACAATATGCCGACGCCGGCCAGAGCCAACCCTGCTCCAAGGAGGACGATTGCAACGCCCAGTGCGAGAAGTGCTGCAATAGCACCTGTCGCCATGATTGCGTACGCAACCGCTGCGAGAACTGCAAGAGCCGCAGCCAATGCAACCAACGCAGTGATGATCTCAGCAATGCTGAGACTAGCCATCTCCTTGATGACCTTTGCCAGAATAAGCAACGACGCAGAGACGATGGCGATAGCAACAGCTCCGCCAATAGCTCCGTTCATTGCGTGTGCGCCGAGCGCCAGCACCAGAAGCGCTGCACCCATGGCTACGATTCCCTTGGCGATCTCTCCCCATGACATGCCACCGAATGCGTCCATCGCCTTGGCGATGAGCAGCAACGAGACAGACACAGCGAGTAGACCTGCACCGACGAGAAGCATGTTCCCCGGCATGAGACGCATACCAATGGCGATTGCCACGAGTCCACCTGCGACGCCGGCAAGACCCTTCGCCATCTGACCCCACGACAACGCAGCAAACGCCTCGACGGCATTTGCCAGAATACGAAGGGACACAGCGATGAGTACGAGCCCAACGCCCTGTGCAGCCAAGCCTTTCGGCATGAGACGCATTGCTCCAGCCATGATCAGCAGCCCAGAGGCGATACCAACCATGCCCTTGCCCATCTCTGCCCACGACATCGTCGCAAATATCTTCACAGCAGCTGCGAGGATGTTGAGCGCTACGGCGATCAGCAGGAGACCAGCGCCCATGCGGATCATGCCACCTGAGGTCTTCGACATGATGGCGGTTGCTACGGTTAGGACACCGAGCAGAACCGTTACACCAATTAACCCCCGGAGCAATTCTCCCCAACTCATTGAGCCAAGAATCTTGACTGCAACGGAAAGGATCACCATCGCTGAGGCGAGAAGGATGAGACCACCGGCGATGATCCCAAGCTTTGCCGCAGATATGGTGCTGAACCCGACCTTGTTGAGAAGGGCAAACGCGCCGATCAGCTGACCGAAGCCAACCGCCATTGCGCCTAAAGCCCTGGTCAGAGCAGCCGAATCGATCATGGACAGGACAACCAGAGACGCCGTGAGGATACCGATCGCAATTGCGATCTTCATCAAGGCCTCTGCTTTGAGGTTGGTCTGCATTGCGCCGAGCACACCAGTCAACTGGTCCAGAGCGTCAGTGATCCCTCCAAATATCCCGCCACTCAAGTCGACACTGAGGCCGTTCTTGAGGAATTGACGGAGAATAAGGACAAGACCGCCGAGCAATCCGGTGTTGAGTGTGTCCAGTGCCTTGCTGAAGTCACCTTCGCTGAACGCTTCGGAGAACTTGTCCCCGAGTTCACCGAGCCACTTGGATACCTGTTCCCAAATATCCCCGAGGACCTCGCCGACACGTCCGAAGAGCTTGCTCAGCACCTCTCCAATGCTGCCAAGCGCCTTCCCGAGGTTGTCGAATCGAGCAGATATGCGATCAACGGCACCTTCAGCTGCGTTACCAGCTCCACCAGTGAAAGCGGAGAAGAACTCTCCGATGAGACCGATCAGTTCACGAACGAACTGGACCGGACCCTTCACTGCTGCGGTCAGACCTTGGAAGAATCGCTTGATTGCTCCGCCCTCGACAAGCATCTCACGAAGCTTGGAAACGAAGTCGCCAATACTTGCGATGCCCTCCATGATCTTGCCACTACCGAGCCCAAGAAGCTCTGAAACCAAGGAGGCGATGAACTTCACGCCTTCCTTGATGACTTCCCAGCCGATACTGAGAACTGAGAACAGCCCAGTGAATATGCGCTTGATTCGCTCAAGCGTCTCTGCCGACGGCGTAAGCCGTTGCATGAAGTCACCGAACGCTCTGGTGAGTTCCATCAGCCTTTCAGCGGTCATCGGAGGAAATACCTCACGGAACGCATCCTTGACTGCCGTCAGAACCTTCCCTAGTGCCTCGAATCCAGTCTTCAGACCGATGATCAGTCGATCACGTCCACCAAGATCCTTCCAACCTTGGAGCAGTTCGTTGCGAGCGTCCGAAGACTTCTTCACGAAGTCGCCGATTGACGCACCGATGCCGCCCCAGAGTTGCTTCGCTTCATCGAAGTTACC